TCCGTCGCCCCCGCCGTCGCAGCATCGGCGCCGCCGAAAAGCCCCGCCGCCGAACCCAGGGAGGCGATGATCGGAATCGCTTGGTCAATGGCGGTGACGCCATTTCGCTGCCACCAGGACTCCCCGCCGTTCACGCTCTGGATATTGGACGGGACGTAGTACCCGGTCGCGGGGTCCAGCGAGTAGTGCGCGGTCGTCGTGTCCGCCGTCCCCGGGCGCTGATAGCTGTAGACCCCGCCACCGAATGTTGGGGCATTGGCTCCAGTGTATGCACTGCGAGGCATTGCACTGTTCCACTTGACATCGCTCCCGGTGTTGCCAAGAGCGTTCGTTGGCGATGCTCCATTCTGAGAAACCCAGTTCGGCATGAACGAGCCGCCCTGCGTGATGCCCTGGTTCGTAGTGCCGTATCCCTGGTTGATTCCCTGCCATTGCGCTTGCGTAAAGATCGGTAGCGGCGTGTTCCCGACGGTCGTCTGGTACATGCCCGTCTGCGGATTCCACGTCACGCCGAAATTGGCGTTCGAGCCCGAGCCCGAAACCTGCAGTCCATTGGAGTAGGGATCGGGCGGAGGGGCGGAAGCTGCCTGGAGAGGAGAGGCCACGTTACACCGTGAAGTTCTGGTAGATCATCATGGCCTGCGCCCACTCGCGCCAGGAGTGGAACGCGTCGGGCGAAGGGACCCCTTGGGCGCTCACCGTCGTGGCTCCGGTGAAGTTGCGCGCCCACTTCTTCCAGTCCGCTTCCTTGGCGCCCGCGTAGATCCCCACGTCCGCGGAGCGTCCCGCCATCTCGCATGACCAGCGTTCGAAGGAGACTCCGTGCGGATCGAGCATCTCGATGATCGTGCTCATGGCCGACCGTCTCCTTGCTCCAGCGTGAGAATCGCGCGCCCCATTTCGAAGAAGCCCCCGACCACATCAGAGTCGAAGGTGAGGAGGAGCTCACGCCGCTGCTCGCGCGTGTCCACGAAAGGCGTCGTATTGCTGAAGTTGTAGGGACTCGAAACGACGTACGTACCGTCCGCCGCATCCTTGCTATTGGCATACGCCGCGCCGCTCACGACGAGGCTCATATTGCCCGTGACGCGCGTCGCCCCCAGGCCCGTGAAGTCGGGCTCGAAACGCGCAAGGCGCGTCATGTACTCCACGCCGGGCGCGGGCTGCTGCGCAAGCGGGCCCCCCGAAGGGAAGCTGATGGGCTGCGTCGTGCAGTAGGCATGGATGGCGAGCTGGCCCGAGGCCGCGCTCACCTTGTCGATCCCATACTCGTGCTCCCAAACGGTGTCGATCTCCTGCGCCATGTTGATGGAGGTCGTCGTGCCCGTTGCGCCGCTTGGCGCTCCGGTGATCGTCTCGGGCGCGGCGCTGAATGTGCCCACCACTCCCGTGAGGGAGAGCGAGCCCGGCACCACGCGCAGCACCGTGCCCGTCGCGCCGCTCGTGCCGCCCGTCACCACGTCCCCAATCTGGAAGGCGCCCGCCGTCACGGTGTAGGGAAGGTACTGCGCCGCGACCGCGTCCTCTCCGCCGCACATGATGGGGTTGGGGAAGATGTCGGCTTCCTGGCCCGCGGTGCGCGGAAGTGCGGTGTCATACCACGTACCCTCGCGCACGTTGAAGATCACCGCATGCGAGCACTCCGTCGCCGTGCCGCGTGGATAGAACCACCAGATTTCCCCGAAGCGCGGAACCTTCAGGGCCCAGCACTTGTTGGCGTAGACGCGATTGATGTTGTCGAAAAACCAATTGAGGCTCATCTGGTTGGGGAGCTCCTGGATCACGCCGTTGTAGACGTAGAAGCGATCCACGCCGAGCCAGTAGTACACCCCGTCGTACTCGATGATGCTGTTCTTGGCGAGCACGCTGATCGTGCCCAGCACGTCGTATTTCCAGTAGTTGAACGTCCCGCCGCCAGGATTGAAGGCCATGCGCACGAGCGCGTTGAGGCCCCAAAAGAGCCCCGTGGGCGAGTAGCTGCCGCCGCGGATGGGAAGGCCCTTCACGATCTTCTTGTCGATGGGGTTCGCGGAGTTGTAGAAGGCGTTGTTGCCCGTGCCCAGCACCCAGCCCGTCGCATCCGAAATGTTGTTGGGATTGCTGTTCGTGAGCGTGCCATTGCTCCCGTAGATCACGGCGAAGGGACCGATCGAGCAGATGCCGCCGCTGATCGTGAGCGGGGTGCCGGTGTTCGTGATCGCCACGAGCGGAGTACCGAGCGCCGTGATGTCGCCGTAGTAGAGCGGCCCCGCTGTGTCGAGCGAGATGTCGAGGATGTCGGGCGTGGCAGACGCGAGGAGGTAGGCCGGGGAGCCGCCCGCATTGACGAGCGCCGCGTCCTGCCACGTGTTGAGCGGATTGATGACGTAGGTCGCCGGAGTGCGCGTCTGCACTCCACCCCCGGCGCCCGAGACAGGGTCGAACTGCAACGCCTCCACGCCCCACTGGCTGAACGTGTGGAGCGTGTAGGAACCGGCGCGCGCGTCCACGATGCAGTTACGGATGGGTCCCGCGGTGAAAGCCGTCATGGCGCGGTAGCCGCCCATCTTCTTGGGGCGACCGCGCTGGAACCGGACCCACTGCGCGTCGGTCCAGTTGTTCGCGTCGAGCGGCGTTCCGTCCCGCTTCACGCCAGGGAGCGTGGAGAGAGGGAAGCGCTGCGCGGGCGGCGGCTGGGGCGGGGGGTTAGCCATTTTGCCGGATCACCACGTTGCGGTCCGCATCGCGCGCATGATCCTCCGCCGTGAAAGCGGCGAGCGCGCGATCGTACTGCGCCTGCCAGAACTGCAGGCGATCGAAGTTCTTGATCCAGAGCTGCGCTTCGAGAAGGCACGCGGCGACGAGGAGTTGCGGCGCGTTCAGGGTGAGCCAGTTCGTCTGCGTCGCGGTATCGAGCGGCTGCTGGCGCACGTAGCACAGGATCTCGTACGTGTAATTCTGGTCGCAGCTTGGCGCAATGAGCCAGTTGTTGAAGTCGTAGTCGGCGTAGTAGCGCGGCGGCTTCGTGGCGTTGGGATTGGGCCAGTAGTTGCGGCAGTACTCGTAGGAGCGCGGCAGGATCTGGTTCGCGTTGCCGTTCGCGTCCGTGAAGTTCATCGAGACCGTCTCGCGCCAGAAGTTGGGCTTCGAGATCGCATACTGCCCCACAAGCAAGCCCCCCGTCATGGGCGTGAGGTACCCCAGGATGTGCGCTTCCGTCGCGATCCGGTTCTCCGCCATCATCACGAGGCGCGGGATCTGCGCGACGAAGTTCGCGTCCGAGCGCTCACTGTACGTCTGCATGTCGGAGACGAGCGAGTTGTACGTGAGCGTGGCGGGCATGGCGCTACTTCCCGGGGCAGAGGAGCTTGCTCTCGATCAGGGTGCGCTGGACGTAGTCCTGGAGCCCCCGGAGCTTGGTTTGGTCGGCTCGGCAGGTGCCGTAGTTGTCGACGACGGAGGCGGTAGCGGCTTGAGCGGAGACGGGGGGACCATCAGGGATGGGTCCGGTGGGGGGATCGTCACCACGAGCGGCGGCGTCGATGAGCACGCCATCAGCGTGAGTGAGGAGAGCAGGGCAATCCTGCGTAGCAACGGGAACGTGGACAATTTGCACCTCCGGAACTTTCTGGATGAGCGTCTGCGTGACGACCTTGATGCGCTCGACTTCGTGGACGATGGGGGCCGCGGCCACGGCGTTGTCGGTCGTGAGCTGCTGCGTATGCTCGGTGGCCTGGGACATGGCGGTGGCGCGATCCTTCTGGAACTCGCGCTGCGCGTACTCGTAGCCGCCAAAGGCGGAGGCGAGCGTGAAGAGCACGAGCACCACAACGCCGATTGCGATTTTCGTGAGCGGATCCATTACTGCAGGCCCTGTTGCACGACCTTGAGCGTTGCCGTTCCGCCGCCCGCTGCCGTCACCGTGAGGCGAACGGCGCGCGGAATCGTGGTCGAGGTGACGGTCGTGCTCGTCGTCGTGGAGGGCACAATCTGCCCGCCCACGGTGACGGGGGAGGGCGACCACGGGTTCTGGAACGGATCGTCATCGGTGTAGTCGACCTGGGCCGTGCAAGCGCCGCCGGAGATCACGAGATCGAGCCGCACCGAAGGAGTGGTTGCGTATTGATCCAGCACGAGCCATGCACTGGATCCGTTGGCGTTGAGTGATACGGGTTGCAGAGCGCGCATCTCACTTCTCCTGGAGGGGGCGGTTGGTCTTGAAGCGCAAGAGGATGTTTCCCACCACGAGCGCCCCCATCGTGTAGTGGTACCACTTGTCGGGAACGTAGCCCTGCAGCGCAGGAAATTGATCCTGCGCCACGGGGAGTACCACGATCGCAGTTCCCATCACGGTGTTGAACCAGATGGTGAGCGACTTGTGCAGGTTCGCGCACTTCGCCTTGACGGTCGTCCAGTCGATCATGGCTGGGGCTCCGAGGCATTGGCGGGGGCCGTTGAGTCGGCGAGAGCGGAAGCCTGCCGCTCCTGCGCGGCCTGTGCGGCGAGCTCCTCGGCCTTCTTTTGCGCTTCCACCATGTCGTTCAAGGCCGCTTGCAGTTCCTGCATCGCAGATTGCGTCGATGACGCCGTGTGCTGCAGGGCGTTCAGGATCGCGTTGAGCGCGTGAGGCGAAAGATTGATATTCACGAGTTGCAACATTTCAGTATCTCTCCTCTACTGAAGTTCTGCGCGCGAGGGATTTCGCACGCAGTTCACAAAATCTTTTCCAGAAAATGCTTAATCCCCGCCCCGCCCGCCGAAGCGCCGGACATGAGGAGCGCAAGGATCTTCCAATCGACACGCTCCTTCTTCGCCTCCACGCGAGATTCCGCCGAAGCCATAGCGGAAAGGTTCGCCTGCCCGACTTCGAGCGCACCGATCTTGTCTTCGATCTTCTCCTGCTTCGTCTCCATCTTCTCCTGGCGCGTTTCCATGCGCTTGATCGTCTCGGCAACGATCAACACCGTGGTCTCGACGTGCGCGACGGACTCCGTCACTCTCTCCAGAGTTCGTTCCACGTTGTAGCTCCTACGATCCGGCTTGTCAGCGTCCAAGGCAATTCCTACGTCGTCGAGTTGATGGTGAGCCACGGCCGGATCTGGAAGCAAAATACCACCGGACCCGGAAGATCCATCTCGGCGAGCTTGTAGCCAAGACGGATCTGCGCGCACTTCGTTGCGGACCACGCCCACACGGCATTCCACTCCCAGTACGTCGCACCGTTCACCGTCATGCGCACACTACAGACCCCAGGCGTGTAGGGATCCTTCGTCTTGGGGTAGGCGGGCGTCGTGTACGTGCGCACCGCGCCCGCAGGAGCAATCGGCGCGAGGTACCAAAAGAGCCCATTCAACTGGTTACGAATACCGAGCCAGTACCACGTCTTCACCTTTTGCCCATACTTGGCGAGGATCGATGCCACCGCAGGCTCGTAGAGCCCCTGCTTGAGCGGATCCGGATCGTCAGGCGTATTCATCCACCACGGGATCGAGAGCCCGAGAAGGACGTACACCCCCACCACGAATGGCGTCAACACGAGCGCCACCGCGTTGAGCAGGAAGAGAAGCAACCAGCTCACTTTTGCTTGATGCTCGTCTGGTTGGTGTTGGAGCTGCCTCCACCGCTGCCGGAGGACGGCGCGCTGGAAGAGCTCGCGCCCTTCTTGAGCAGGAAATAGACACCGACTCCGACAAGACCCACGATAACTGCCGCGATGACGACACTCATATTGCCTCCTATGTGTACGTGAATGTGACTTGCCAAGTACCCCCAGCACCGCCAGAGCCAGTACCTGTCTGACCACCACCACCACCGCCAGGAGTAGACCCAGTACCTGCGGCTCCCGCACTATTTGATGTTGGCGTAACCGATCCGCCATTTGGCGCACCAGGAGCGGGCCCGTCAGAAGCTGACGTATCAGTGTTCCCGGCAGTATTGGTATCCCCGCCTGTTGCTGTGCCACCGGCATTGGTGCTTGCCTTGGCTGGGCCCAAGGTCAGCGTGAAAGAAGGAGATGCGCAAGACACTACAAAATTTGTACTGCCGTCACCGCCCAATCCGTCGCCTCCAGTTCTCCCGGCGCCAGGAGTCGAGGTCGTGTTGTATGTGAAACTTGTAGTTCCGCCAGTGACAGCGACAGTTTTCTTGGAATAGCCGCCAGAAGGAGCAGCGTTGAAATTCCCTACAAGGGCATGATCCCTGAAACCACCGGCCCCTACCCCCCACGCCTCAACTACGCACTGCGCAGCCCCAACAGGAGCCGTTTCGCTACCGCTTCCTGGTGTCGCGCTGTTATACGTGTGCACAGCGCCAGTAAAGCCCAGCGCCCCAAGCAGCATCTGCTGATTGGCACCCATTACGAAAGTCCCGTCCCGGAAATGATCCAACTCGTGCTACTAACCTTGCGCGCCGTGGCGACACCATTTTGCGCCAGGGTGCGCGTGCCCGTCGTGGTACTGCCCGCCTTCGTGAGCGTGTCGGTGTTGATCGCGATCGACAGATTCGACGAGTTGAGGTTCGTGAACGTGAGGCACGTTCCCGTCGGATACGCCACCGAGCCGTTGGCTGGGATCGTCACCGTCAGGCTCGTGCCGTTCATGTCGATCGACTTGCCGCTGTCCGCAAGCACGCAGGTGTAGTTAGCGGTTTGCGCTTGTGGGGGAACTTCCAGGAACCCGGCGTTGTAGAGCGTGGTTCCACTATCCCCAATTTTCGTCGAGTGCGTGCCGGAAACAGAGTTGACAGTAAGAGCGTTGTTGCCGGAAACCGGCGACTGTATAGCGACATTGCCCGTAGAATTAACGATACTGATCCGCGTACCGCCGTTAGTATTGATATTGAAACTGTGTGCTGTGTTCGTGCCAACAGAACCTATTCCACCTGTCTGCGCCTGTAGCGTAACGATGACGCCGCCGTTATTACCCTGCACCGTGTATTGCGCGCTGCCTCCGGCATTGGCATTGTTAAGAATTACCTGCGCGTACCCAGCAACATTGGAAGCGAACGAAGTGTTGCTGCCCGTCGTATCACTGACCGTAAGTGGGTAGCCACTGCCTGTTGCATTGATCGTGACATTGCCAGAGCCGGAGATGTTGACTCGGCTCACCGCATTCGTGTAGAGACCAAGCGTCGTGTTCTGCCAAGTCCCAAGGTACATCTGCGTCGAATCGACCCCGAGTTCCCCGTATATCGTCAAAGTATCGTTACTACCCCAACGAATCAAACTGGGGTTATTGGTACTCGTCGAACCCCACAAATCCATCAAGTAGTTGTTGGTCGCACCGGCCCACATGCGCAGGGTCGTGGCGCCAGAGGTGGCGCCGTTGCTACCGGAGCCGTTACCAATTACCAGGGTAGGAGAGCTTCCGCTTCCCGGAGTGTTAATCGTCCAGTTACCCGCCCCAGTGATATTTCCTTGACTCGCATTCGTGGTGAAGCTGTAGAAGTCGAGCGTGCCCGACGCCACACCACCTTCGCGCAGGTACCACTTGTTGACGGAGTTTTCCTGGAACTGGAACCCACTATTCGATGCAGCAGGACTATTGGCAACGAAAGCCGCGAATCCTCCATTCACAATTCCTACAGTCTGCCCATTCAAAACTGCAGCCAAACCCGACCCAGCGGTAACTGTCAAGGCATTGCCGCTGCTCGGCGCATTGATCGTGACGTTGCCGCTTGGGTTGATCGTTATCGCACCGAGCCCCGGCGTAGCTCCTCCGTTACCGCCGATCTGCAGGTTGTTCGGCGACGTGGGGGAGCCGCTGTTTGCATTGGCAGTGATCCAGTACCGAGTACCGCTGTCTCCTTGGATAGCAAAGGTACCCGCCACACCAGAACCGGTGGCAATTTCGTAGATACCAGCAGCCGCAGCGCTCGAATTGACAGTCAGCGCGAATCCGCTCGTCGGCGCATTGATCGTGACGTTGCCGGTATTGTTGATCGTCATTCGCGCCGTGGCTGCACCCGCAGCATTGGTAGTGCCAAAGTTCAATGTCCCGCTGGCCGCTCCCGCGCCATGTGCATTGAACATCGTCCAGATTGCCGCCGCGTCGTTGCCTCCTTGCGCAACGAATGAAATCGTCCCAAAGTTGCCTACGGTGTTGGACGAGTTCTGGATAAGAATCCGAGAACCGTTGTAATAGCTCGCCGTATCAGTAGACGACGCGATTCCAGAAAACGAAGTCTGCGCAGCACCGCCCAGCGCATTGACGATCAAGGAGTTGCCGCTCGCGGGGGCGTTAATCGTCATCGCCGGACCCAGCAACGTAAGCATCGTTGCCGTGAGATCGAAGCGCTGCGTTCCGCTGATCGTGAAATCGAGGTGGCCCGTTGCCGACTGGTAGAGCCCGGTCGATGGATCAACCGAGAACCCGATCGCCGGGGTGCTCTGACTGCCCTGGCCGAGAAGCAACGACGTGAGGCCGCTCACCGTCGTGGCGCAATTGATGACGTTCGTGCCATCCGAGAAGAGCACGGCGTTCTGACCGCTGGGCACCGTGATCTGCGAACCCGCACCACTCTTGAACGTGAGATTGAACGCGCCGGTCGTGGCGTTCTGGACGTAGTACACCTGCACCGTAGGCGGAAACACCACAGTCTGGTTGGACCCCAGCACGCCCTGGTACTTCTGAACGACGTTCGCCGCCTGCGTTTGACTGAGCGTGAGCGTACCGCCCGTGACAGTCTGCACGAGCTCGGTGAAGGCGAACTTCGTGTTGGAGATGTTGCCGAAGCTGTACCACCCGGCGCTTGTTGCGAAGTACGCTGCTGAGTAGCCCGGATTGAGCGTCTCCGTCGCCGCGCCATCGACGGTATCCGCACCGTTGGGCGTGACGATGAGCGCGCCACTCCCCTTGTTGTTGAGGATGACGAAATACCCAAGCGGCGTGGGGATGGAACTGAGCGGTGGAAGATTGGCAGCTCCCGTGCCGCCCGTCCACACGTACTGCGCCGCGCGGTCCGTCGTCGCGCTCAAGTTGAGCGGAGAGGCCGAAGCGATCGAGCTCAAGAAGTTGGGCGAGAGCGTCGCGCCCAGCGCGATCATCCCCGTACCGGCAATCGCCGCAGCGGAGAGCGCACTCGACCCCGCGCCGAAAAGGAACGCCCCCCACGTCCCGCCAACCGTCGTGTTGTTGGTGAGGTAGACGTAGTACTGCTGCCCGGGCGCGATCGAGGCGATCGTCGTGCCAGTGTTCGAAAGAAGCGTGAAGGTGAAGGCGCCGTTGTTGTTGATGAGGATGTCAGTACCCAGGCCCTGTGCGTTGGCGGGGGGTAGGGTGATTGAGAGACTGCCCGCGCCCGGCGTGCAGTCCATGATCCTCGTGACGATGGGGGAGCCGCTGGGCGCCTGCGTGGGCCACACGAGCGCCTGACTGACGGCGAAGGCCAGGGCGGAGTAGCTCGCCTGCGCCGCCGCTACGGGACCGCCGCCGAATACCTGATTGAAGCCGGGACCGGACATGTCAATTCGTTCCTTGTTCCGTCACGATTTGCGCCGAGGCGCCCGAAGTCTGTCCTTGCACGATCTCCGGCGCCCGGAACGAGAGCCCCTGCACCTCCTTCACCGTGAGCGTCGCGCCGACAAGGCTCACGTAGAGCGCAGTGACTCCGGACGAAAGGCCGAGGATCGTCTCCCCTGCGGAAAAGCTCCCCACAACACCCGCGACCGTCACGCTGTACTGCAGGTTCATCGGAACCGGCGTCTCGGGGCGCGGCATCCACACGGTGATGTCCTCCGTCGCGCGAGGGGGCAGACGCCAAGGATCGAACACGTCGCAGCATTCCTTGCACACGCGCAGGCCCGGCGTGTTGGGGTCCGACATCAACTCCTCGACGCTGTACTTCGTCTTGCACCGATCGCACAGGCCGATCGCGACCTGTCCGCGGCGCGAGGTGTCGAGGTAGAGGCTCATGCCGTGTAGGGATGGATGTTGGGCGTGAGGCGAATCGGGCTACCGTCGCTCTCACCCATCTCGGCGCGGCGCTTGGCGTCCGCCGCCTTGGCTGCGCAATAGGCAATCGTCGCAGGATCGCGATCAACTTTCGGGCGCTCATTGGCGATGAGCTCCGCGGTGCCCCAAATGACGTAGTTCTGCCAGCGCTGCGGGATCGCGAGCGTGTTCGTGAGTGCGCCCACGTCCTGCACGTGCATGTGCGTCACCGCGACGAGGATCTGCGTCGGGTCCGTGGGGACCTGCCACACCCACATCTGCGGAATGATCTGCTTGTCGTACCAGTACTGGAGGGGCTTCCCTGGCGCGGCCTTGTTGGGAAGGTCGTTGTACTGGTCGCGATTGAGCATACCCATGCGGATATCGCTCGGGGTGTTTCCGAACTGCACCGCTGTCACGCCGATGGAAACCGCGACGGTCTCGCGCACGCGCCACGCGCGCATCGAGAGCTGCGGCTGGATGTCGAACCAGTACGTGTTTCCCTGCACCGCCGTGAAGGTTGGGATCGTGTACGCGGTCGTCCACGTGGTGGCATCGGGGGAGTACTCAACCACAAGGTTTTGCGCACCCGCATTGCACGTGACGCCCACCGTCGTCGTGCTCGGGTTGCCCGAAGGCACGCCCGTATCGAGCCCGAGATAGGTCGCGCCGGAAATCGTGCTCCCGGCAAGGTAGGACATCGTGCGGATGTAGGCGCGCAGGAGATCGACCGTGCCGGTAGCGAGCGGATAAGTCGCCTGCCCCACCACGCAGCCCAGGAGCTGGCGCGTGATGCACCACAGGTTCACGCCGTCGTTGGCGAGATCCGTGAGGATGAAATAGAGGTTGTCCTTCGCGGAGAGCTGCTGCTCCCCTTCGATCTTGGAGGTGTCGACGCCAGCACGACGGAATGCGTGCTCCAAGATGCTTGAGACATCGACGACCGTTGCGCCGATGGTGCCGCTTGTCGCCATGGCTTCTCCATCTGCGCCGTCCTTCCTTCGCGCAGCCGCCTAGCGCAGCCGCTTCATTCTCGGACAGCTCCCTGTGGGGAGTTGACCTCCAGGCGACGGCGACGCCGCCTGGAGGGTGCTTCGTTTACTTGCCGTGGTGCTTGTGGCTGGTCCAGCCGCCGTGCTTGAACTCTTCCTCGCGACTGCCGTGCTCGTAGCCGCTCGACATGTCGGGGGCAAGCCCGCCCAAGCCCTTGACCGCTTTCCCGCCGCGATGCTTGACGCTCGCTTCGTGATCGCCGTCGAGGATCTCGCTCATGTGCTTGTGACCGTGGTGCTTTTCCATGATCTCAGTTCCTCAGATTAGCCAGCAAACTGCGTCGCTCCGAAGAGCGTGACGTAGTTCAGGTTGGTGGCATTGATCGCGTTGTAGGCCGGAATCGACATGAAGACCGCGAGCCGGATCGAGCCGTTGGGCGAAGTCGCGCTCGAAGAGCCCGCGCCATTCGCACCAGCCTGCACCGTACCGCGCACGTCGCCCGTGATTGCCGTCGCCGGAGTCGTGGCATCCGCCGCCGTCCAGAGCGGGTTGGTGCTCCCGTTCGTGGCGAGGAAGGCGCCGTTGTAGTACATCGACATGTACTCGAAGAAGTCCGCACGCAGCGGAATCCCGAACGTGTCACCCGTGCCGAGCGTGATCGTGCCCGTCGTGGTGCCACCGCCTGCGTGATTGAACTGGATCGTGTTGACGTACTTCCACGCCTTCTTGCCGTACGCCGGAGTCGTGCCGTTGAGCGCGATGGTCTCGGTCATCGGGACACCGTACACGTCCCAACCC